TTTGATGTTGAAAATAAATGAGGTTTATGTACCGAATCGTATTGTTCGGTCGGAACCAACGGAACTTGAAAAGTTTCTTAGCCATATGGCAGAACGGGAAAGTGATAATACTTTGCATGTGGTGAATAGATTCGGAATGATGGGAAAATATCAGTTTGATCCTCGTACGGTTAGAATGCTAGGATTTAGAGTTACACAGAAGCAATTCTTACAGAACTCAGAACTTCAAGACTCTGTAATGGTTGCAAATATGCGACTAAACAATAAAGAATTACATAATATTATTATAAAATATAGTGGTAAAGTAGTAAAGGGAATAAAAGTTACACGTTCTGGAATCTTGGCAGCAGCACATTTGGCAGGACCACAGAATGTTATCAACTTTTTCAATAATTCAGATTTTAAAGGTAGAACTGATGCGAATGGAACAAGTATTCGTGAGTACATGCAAACCTTTTCAATCTACAACTTGGTAAAGATATGATAGTAATTGTTGTTATTAGTCTATTGTTTAATATTCTACTTTGTTACGCAACGTGGAATACGTTACGTAAAGTTGAAATAATGGAAGATGCCGTCAACAACTTTTATTCCCGTCTGAGCATAACATTACACACAATGCGGATAATTGATGAACGACAAATGTTTGAGAAAGATGATGAAGTTGGTGAAGTCTTTTCTCAAATTACGGACATCATTAATGATTTACGTCCGCTAATTTATGGGAGTGATTCAAACGATGGGTCGAAAGAAAACTAAGTTGGGCAAGGTCTATTTTACACAAGAAACCGAAGATGCAATTATAAAGTATAACCAAAGTACTGACCAAGATGAACGAGAATACATCTATCGGGAGTACATTTGGGCACCATTCGATAAATTGGCAGAAAATGTAATTAATAGATTCAAGTTTCCTTATATGGAAGGTAGCTTTGAAGATGTAAAGTCGGAAGTTGTTTCCTTTTTGGTTATAAACTTACACAAATTTACATCTGGTAAGGGTAAAGCGTTTTCATATTTTAGTGTAATCGCAAAAAATTATCTTATATTACATAATAACAACGCATATAAGGAAGAGAAGCGGTCTGTGTACTTGGCGGACAAGACCGATGAAACATTTTCGTTAGAAGAAATTCTAGTTGCGGAGCCAGAAGAACACGAAGTAAAGAGTGATATGCGTGATTTCATCCAACTACTTGTTCAGTATTGGGATTTTAACACCACGAAGATTTTCAAGAAAAAGAGAGATTTGGATATCGCCACCGCGGTTGTTGAACTACTCCGACGAGTGGATAACATTGATAATTTCAATAAAAAAGCTCTCTACCTAATGATTAGAGAAATGACTAACCACAAAACTTCGCATATTACTAAGGTAATCAACAAGATGCGAGGACACGTTTTAGTCCAAATGCAAGAATTTAGACGAACAGGACATATTTCCGACCCATCCGCATATTTTACGTATAAAAAATAGCCTCTAACTATTTATATTGTAGTAACTTGGAGGTTATTATGAGTTTAGACAAGGAAATATTTGAGGGAAAATCACTTTCCGACCTCTTTTCAGAAATCTATAAGAATACCGACTCTAAGAGACAACAAATTAATACGTTTGTCTCTAAGTTGGTTATGCTGATCAGAACCCCAGAAGATGCAGCAGTTATCGGTCCTGTTATAAAAGACTTTATTGAAGTAAATGTCAAAAATGATGAACACTTAATACGTGTTGCACAAATTGCCCAACGTATTATTGGTGTTGCCGCCAAGGGAGAATCCATTGATGGGTTACTTTCGGAAGCAGAAAAACAGGCCTTATTAGGTGACTTAAAGATGGAAGTTGAAAAACTGGAAGATGAAGGTAAAGATATCGAAGAAGATATATTTGCAATATCAAAGAGAATTAAATAATGCCAGGATTTAGAGTCCCCGTCAGTAACAACGGAGTTAGAACACTACTACCAGGTGCCCCCACCAATACAGTAGCTACGGACTCTTTTATCTATGAAGCTGCGCAAGTTGAAGAAATCATTGTTAATGAAGCAAGTAATAAATACGATCAAAATAGAGCAAGTGCAACGGCAAACGTTGGTCGTGCCAAAGTACGGTTTGTAAATACAGACCAAGACACCAGAAGTAAAAACTTGGTTTGGGCAGACCCGCTTATACCATACCAAACATCATATCCACTAGTTGGAGAATATGTATTGGTGTTTAAAATGTTAGGTACCTATTGGTATATAGGACCACTTAACACCAAACGAAAAATATCAGAAAACGCACATCCTGTTGTTGGAACTATATTGGAAGCTGCACGAACAGAAAATGCGATTGATAGACAACGACAAGCACTTCGTGGAGTCACAACACAAGCATCCAAAATTAAAACCAACGCAGGTGATAATTTTAAGGAATTAAATGTAAATCCTGTCAAAGCATTTGAAGGAGACATTATTTATCAAGGACGATATGGACAATCCATTCGACTAGGAAGTAGTCAGTTAAGTCAAGCGTCCGATGGTGAACAATTTCCAAATATTATCTTACGTGCTGGACAATCATCTGTAATAAGAACTGCTGACGGACCTGCTGGATTGACGAACGAATCACTTAACGCAGACGCCAGTTCGATATATATGGTATCAAAACAGATATTACCATTGGTACCTGCAACGTATGGTACAAATATCCATCTTCGTTCAACGTTTGAGAAACCTATATTTGATGGTGCATCCATATTAATAAATTCCGATAAGTTAATATTTAATGCAAAACAAACATCCATATATATGTTTTCGAAAAAAGGCATACATCTTAACACGTTAGATGATGGATTTACATTAGATTCTGCCGGAAACGTTACTATACGAACACCAAATTTAATTAATCTGTTCGCAGAAAAAACTATTAGTTTCGATTCAAAAGAAGATACCATAGTGAATACTAAACGAGATGTTCTTATTAGTGCCGATAGAAATGTTACGTTCCACGGTAACGAAATATTCTTGGGTGGTAGAAGTTCAAATGCATCTCCTATTGCAATGGCAAAACCATTAAAATTATTTTTGTTTGAATTACTACGAACAATTATGTCTACCTCTCCACTAACTCTCGGACCCTCTGGTGTCGTGAATCCTGCGTTAATTGCAAGAATGTTGGTGGTATACGCAAAGTACCAAGTATTCCCAGACCCATTTCAACCACTATGGGCATCTAATGATAATTTCGTAATGAAAACTAATGAGAGAACATTGGCTGGAGATTTACCAGCAAATGAAAGCTTAAAAAATGTTACTGGACTAGGTTCTTCGGGAGTTTCTACAATTGATTTTGGTAGAGAAGCTGCAACTAATTCTTCTATACGAAATATTAGAAAGTTCTTTGACGACGAAACTACTTCGAAATTATAATTTATGACTACATTATCTGAACAATATTTTGGTGCTTATTTACGACGAGCAACTAATAGTGCCTCGAATATATCTACAATCAGTAACATTCCACGGGAAGTTCCTTTGGAAACATTTATTGCGTTGGCGACTTTTAGACCGGAAATAATTCCTGGTGGTATTGTACAAAAGTATGGACAAAATTTTCCAATACTACAATCCAAAATAACACAAGAATTGATAAGTTCTAGTGAACAATCATTGGATAGATTGAAAAATTATAAACCACAAGTACTACCGACAAACGCAATACAACGTAGAAAAATTAACGGGGTAACAGTTCCAGAGAATGCTCGGGATAGAATATTACGTGGAATAGACCCAAAAATAAAACGATTGGCCGAACAGCTAGACGATCTACGTGCGTTAACTGAATTAACTAATAGACTAACAAAACTAACAAGAAAATTAGAAGATCAGATTAATAAGTTTACCTCGTTATTTAATGCACTGATAAATTTACCAGACGCTGCAGCATCGGCTGCTTTAACAATACTGATTAATAAACTTGATAACTTAGAACAGGCTTATACACAAGCAAAAGCTGCACTAGAACTTGTGATCAAAACTGCCCGGGCTGTCAAGAAGGCAATTTTAAAAGCATTATTTCAAGACATACCAAAAGCAAAGGAAACATTGAAAAAAGGACTTGATGTTCTTGGTAGAATCTTAAAATTAAGAGAAATCCCACGTATCATTCGATATCCAAAGTTTCCTAAATTACCAACATTTAATTTTACCAAAGCAAATTTCTTTGCAAAATATAAGAAAGCCTTGGAAACATTAAAGAAAAAAGATGGGGAATTTTACCAAAAAGCATACAAAAAAGCTGTAGAACAAGCTGGATTTGAAATTGTTGATCCTAAGAAAGACAAAATTCAACGAGGATTGACGCAAGCAAGAAATTCGTTACGTGAAGCAAGAGTAAAATTACAGACTACACAAGCTATACGTTCCGAAGCAGTTAATAGAGCAAGAAATGATATTATACAACAAACTCGAAACATTAGCTCACAAGTATTACGTGAACAACAAAAGGCAATCACGCAGTATCAAAACACAAAAACTAGAGCCCAGAATAGAGTTTCTCGGGCAAGACAAACTTTAACAAATGTACAACAACGGTCATTAGGTACAATAAATCAAGGACTTGCTACTGTACGGGCTGTTGATTCCGCTATAAACTCAGTACGAAACGTAGCATCAACACTTAATAGTAGACAGGTAGGATCACAACTGGCGTCCGAAATAACAAATCAATTACGTAGTGGATAATAACTCACTTAAATCGTTTAAATTCAATATCTTTTGATATTTAAATAGAGTGATAAAAATGGTTATTTTTTTAAGGAGAAGAAAATGGACAAAACATTACTAAAAGCATACATCAGAACCGTTGTCGAGGAAGAAGTTAATAGAATTCTTCCCAACCTTTTGGGAGAAGCTGTAGCCCAAATTAAAGGTATACAACAAGTTAATGAAACTGTATCGGCACCAAGTAAACCAAAGCTTGACCGCTCAAAGTTGGCTGCGATGATGGGATTGGAACGTCACGGAGATACCATTATGGCAACCACAAATAATGTGGTACTTCCAGAAAATATCCCACAAGGTGTTAATTTAAATGATCCAGCGTTCAAACCGGCTGTAGAAGCTATCACGAAAGATTACAGTGCCGTAATGAAAAAGTTGGGGTTGAGTAAGTAAGATGTCAAAAACTGTTTATCTTGGTTCTACTCTTCCTCTACAACGTGGTGGGCGTGGGTATTTCCAAACTACACCCGATCCTCTGGCAAACGAAAAGTCAAAATTTATTAATTTAATTTTGACTAGAAAAGGAGAACGAGTTGCAAATCCAAATTTTGGATGTGACTTGTGGCGACTATTGTTTGAACAAAAGGATAGTGAGATACAAGATAAAGCACAACAGTATGTCATAGAAGCAGTAGATGCTTTTATGCCATATCTTGTCTTACAAGAAATTCAAGTTTTAAATTTAGATACATTTATTAATGACAATGATATAAATTTATATGTTCGTTATAGTTTTGCAAACAATCCGTTGATATCAGAAGAGGTCCAAGTTCTACTAGGATCATCACCAACTGGTGGATTGATATCCTCTGGAAGATTAACAACAAGAAATTTTTAATAGAGATATACAATGGCTACAACCAATGATGTATTAAAAAAACTAAGTGTAGCACCAAAAGAAGTACGATACCTTAACAAGTCGTTCGTTGACTTCAAAGGTGATCTTATTACATTTATTAAAAATTACTACCCAACAACTTGGACAGATTTCAACGAAGCCAATCCAGGTATGATTATGTTGGAATTGGCTGCATATGTTGGTGACGTATTATCCTTCTATGTAGATAATTCTTTCAAAGAAAATTTATTAGCATACGCAGAAGAAGAAAAAAATATAATTGCCATCGCACAATCGTTGGGATACAAGCCAAAGACAATTGTTCCTGCAACAGCAGAAGTTTTAATCTCTCAGATAGTTCCAGCATTGGGTGCAAATGACGGATATATTCCAGACGCAACATATTTCTTGAAAATTGACAGAAACTCTACAATATCTACACAAGGTCCAAATATAG